TCATCTCCCCATGTTTCTAAACCGTGTCGAAGTAATCCTTTATGGCGCCATTCTGGTTGTTGGCTATCTGCAAGGGTTAAAGTCCAGTAATCTTGGGGACCGCTGCCTAACCATTCAGATACCAAAACCCAACCCGTGCATATCGCAGGGTCAGGAAAAGCAATCCTTGCTATTTCAGCAAGGGCGTCATCAATAGCAGATGGTTTTTCTTGTTTATCCATCCGTAGAAATTACCATTTCCCTATCGGGCAAGTGGCTTTTTCCAATTTAGTTTTTAGTTTCATAAAACACCCGCATTTTTTGCATTGAGTTGTTATAGCCAAGAACTCTGGGCAAGTTCTACATATCTCAAATCTTGCTTTTTGGCTTGCGCTATCGACAAAAACCGTGTTTGGGTTTAATAAATCCCAGGGTTTTACATCATCATTGCTTACCGCAAAAACTTGAGGGGTGGGCGGCTGTTCTTCCGCAAAATTCTCTTTGTCCATCCCCGCATACTACTCAATACCAAAAATGGGTATGCCAAAAATTATTTGCTGCGCATGGCGTGTCGTATCTGGATTGAATATAAATGAAGCCTCTTTCAATTTGGCGCTCCACGGTGGTGTCTGGGTCAAGTCCCAAAATTTGAGGTATCCCGCCCGCATGAAGGCGCTCGCCATTTTGATATACGGCTTGCTTGTTATAGGCATCTGGTCGCCAGTTTGATTCGCCCGTCCACAAATCCAGGAGGCAAACCCATTGAGCAGGAGATTTCCAGCCGTAGTCAGCCATCTTTGTTTTTGCGTATTCTTTTGCCGCTTCGGGCGTTCTTTCAACCAATACTGGTTGAACAATTACAGGTTCATCCGCTGCTGCGGGTGCGTCTTTGGGAATCTGTAATGGATTAGTCGTAATAAGTATCGCTGCTGCTAATGCGATAGTGAATGGATTTACAAGTTTGTTTTCATAAGTGCGCAATATTCCTCCAAAGTTTGGAGCGAACATTTTCTTATCGCTGGCTGCGATATATCTATGTTGCCAGTATCGGACTGGCTTCACTTTTAGTTTAGGTAGTTTGCGAACCTGGCTCTAAGGTATCAGATAAACCTGACAATTTACAATATAACCCAGGTTAAGTTAAGCATAAAATTTAGGTGTTCCGTGGAGGCGCACACATCACGCCTGGTGAGAGAGGATGGCATAACGGGCAATCGACTCCACGGAACTGTGGGGCGCCCACACAAGTAGGATACACCACAATTGCATACATAAAGTAGAAAGGTAGGACTTTATGTATACAAATCACCCGCTAATCAGAACGGTGATTAGCGGGTGAACTGTTTTGTTTTAGTCGATTCGGGAATCTACTCCCGCGCTAATTCCATAACTACGAAGCACCGCGGCTGCTGCACCTGCTGCTGCACACGCTCTTTCGTAACTCTGGTCGCGGCGAATACTTGGTGCAAACTCCCAGGATGCAACATCCCAACCGCCGTAATAAGACTTTCGCCCTATACCGCGTTGCTTTAGTAGCGCTACCAACGAACCACGCGCTGGCTTAATTACTACGGAAGCGAATCCGCAAACACCGCCTTCAACATAATATGTTGGCTTTGTTTCGTCGATTTCATTTCCGAATGGAGTTGTTGCGCTACCAACAACCATTGGAGTTGGTCGGCAAGCACGGACCGCGGCTTCTGCCGCTTCGGATGCTTCGACATAAATCTCGTATGCCGCTTTTGCTTTAACTGCTGCTTGAGTCATCTTGATTCCTCTCTCTCGATGTATAACCAGTATAACCTACTCTGGTTTAGTATTCAAATCCTGTTGAGCGTGTCGCTTATCCGCTAATTCCTGGAGATGTCGCTCATTTTCCCAGCGCTGTAAACGCCGCAAAGATTCGGGCGAAATAGCCCCTAAACTGTCGCTGTGAGCCAGGTTCCATAGTCGCTTGAGTAATCCCATGGTCAGAACCACCTACCGCTCTCTATGGACCCCACAATGCCAAATGCGAGCAATATAAAGACCAAGAACACAATTGCCTCGGCATTATCTGCCCAACGCTGACCCTTACGGGACAATTTGATGCCTTTTCGGTTGAAATAGTTTTCTATCACTTGATTACCCCCTCGTAGATAACCTCGAATTCACCACGACCCAAAAGGACCGCAATGATACTTGCTTTGGAAATCTTCTTTTCTAAGATGATTCCCTCTTCACCAAATCGATTGGCAAAGAATTTTGCTTTGTTTTTATCCAGGGTCCAGGATAATCCGTTTTCGTTTAATCCTGGTTGGCACCCACGATAAATTGTTACCTCTTCAGGTAATGAGCGCAACAAATTGTCGCCTTCTTCTCCTGATAGGTAGTGACGATTAGAACGCTTTGATGAAAGCAATGTTTTCCAAATTTCATGGTTTTGCCATTGATTTTCTGTGTCGGTCCAAATCGAACTAAGCAAAGTCCAATATTTTGTATCAGACAATTTATCTGCAATTTGGATAAATGCTTGTAATCGATATGGGCGTTCATGCAAATATACATAAGAATTATAATTCTTATTTTCTAAGGCTTCTGCAACCGCTTTTTTCTTCTGTAAGTAATAAGCGTTGGCATGACCGTTAGCCCATAGTGGAACTTGATAAACCAATGGGTGACGCAATTGCTTGCCCAGAACTCCATCTTCAAGATATGGGAGTAAATCTGAGTGCAATGGCTCGCCAGTTGCTTTAATTAAATCTGCAAATAAATCTTCTACCTTGGCGCTCATGTTTCCCCCTCTCTAGGTTTATAACTGTAGTTTATATTATTCTTTGTTTGAAATCAAGCCGTATTGCTTCATTGACTGGTCTATTTCACAAGACCCGCAAATGAATCCATACCACATTTTTTGAAGCCTAAATTGGCTTCCGCATTTTGAACACTTCATGCCACCCTCCTCTTGTTGTATTTAGTTTGAAGTGTTTTTAACTGTTGGTCAAATGAAACGCCGTGCTTCTCAGCAAGGCTTTTGCAGATGATGTCCGCTTTATCTTGAGCCTTTAGAATTTGGTCCTTTTGGTGCTGGATAGATTCTTCTGTGTGAGGCTCACCGTTGTAATAGTGAGTAACAATTTCTCTGTTGATTGACTGTTGAAGGTTGTTCCACTCAGAAACCGCTGTGCGCTCTGTGCGAATCTCTTCTGTGTATTTTCCATCTTTGAAGTAAAGAAACTCTCCTGATGCTGTTGGAGCGTCTGCCTTTTGCTTTGCCAACTTTGCAGCCTTCTTTGCTTCGCGTTCTGCTTTTGCAGCAGCCTTAGCAATTTTGTCCGCTGTGACAATTCTTGAAGGACGGTTTAAGACATCTGCTGGAGCAGATGGGTAGCAAACTGTGCAAGCATCTTGACCAGCATCTTCAACGATTGTTTTCTCATCATCGTTGCTGTATTGAATCAACCATTGGTAACGAGTGGTTGAAAAACAAGTATTGCAATCCATTGAACTGTGAACATGACCGTTGTTATTGATAACTAAAAACGCTCTTGTACATGGGTCCTGGTCATAAATCTTGTTTAAATCCAAGATTTCACTTCCAACCTGAAAAAGTTTTTCTCTAATAACAACAATCTTTGATTCGTATTGAGAAATCTTTTCAACGCCGTTTGGGTAATGCTTCTGGTAGAACTTTAAAGAATCTTGAGCGCTTTCTAAATCAGAAAGAATGTTCCAGCGCTTGTTGTGCAACTCAGATAGTTGCGTGTCAATTTTGACTGCAAACTCTTTTGTAACCACTTTGGTTTCCTTTCTCTCATTTCTAAATATACCCTACTGGGGTTAGATATGCAAACTCATGCCAATCCTAAAATATCGGCGTGTCCGAGCCTGGACTTGTAATCTTGATTTGAATATCAAACCCCAGTAGTGTATAATGGGTTATGAGAGGGGGCAGATATGAGAATCGTCATCTGTTCAATATGTGAGAAGGAATGGCAACTCCGCGGCGGAATGGCTTTTGAAAGCCTTGGGCGCCACTTAAAACAAGAACATAAAGAGCAACAGGTTGCTCAAGCAGCGTAAGAGAGGAAACTGCTATGGTGAAAGAGGTTAGAGATAACCAAAAAAGCCGACATTATGCGGCTGAAAGATTCCTGTATGACGCAGGAAAAACTGTCATCAAGACTGGGAGTAAAAATTTTCCCGAGATTAAATTTAATCTCACCAAACAAAGTTCTATCCATGAGTGCCAGTTATACCTAAATGTAATTTGTGAACAATACTGGTTCAGACAAAGATTTGGCACCCGCCAAATTTATATCGAGTCGGGTCGAGGCGGCGGCAAAGCCTATGGGGGTCGTCGAATCACACTCGGCACATGGGCTAGAAATGAAGCCATTATTCTTCACGAATTGGCTCATTGCTTAGCGCCATACAAAACTAAACACGGACCCGAATTTGCGGGAATCTTTTTATTCCTGGTTAAAAATGCTTTCGGGAACGAATTGGCAAAACAACTTCGTGAATCATACAAAACTCACAAAGTTCGCCACAATAATAAAGCGCTACCGCCAATTGATAAATCTTGTTTAACAAGAAATCAAATTGCGGCTGCTGCAAAAAAACAAAAGCGGGCAGAGGCTCAACGCAAAAAAGAATTTGCCCAAAAGCCTTTGCATCGAGAAGAGCAAATAGCCCTCATCAATTTCTTGAATCGGGCTATTCAATCTACTCAATTAGGTCCAGTAAAAAGCAAGGCGCGGGCAGAGGCTCAAAAGACTGTCCGAGATTTAAAGAAAGCGTTTCTTCTTTAAGCCTTCTTTTTATCTACCTTTGCAAACGCTTCATTAATTTCGTTTGAAGTGAGTTTGCCATCGTTGAGAAAAGAACGAGAAATACTTTCAACTACGGTGGCAACTCCAAGCAAGCCAGCCATAGCAGCGGACTTAATTGGCTCTAGTCCAAACAAAGAACCAGCGCCGATAACCGATAGACCCGATGCAGCAAATACTGCAAGCATACGCATTAAAACATTATTGATATTTTTCATTCTTTGTCCTTATCTCTACGGATTGGATAAGTTGTAATCCATAGGAAAATAGAAATTAGGATTGCGTAACCAACAACAGTTTTTGCTGAGCCAGTTAATACAAGCCATGCTGAAAACAGACCTACGAAAGTCCAAATCTGTTCTGCCAGGTCTTTGAATAAACCTTTCATTAGAATCTCCTTCTTAGTTGTGTAATCTGACCGACAACTAAAGTTGCGACCAGAATTTTCTTTGCTTTTTTGCGGGTGATAGGTGACATATCGTTTCCAATATTTGCCATGACTACATAAGCATCGGCAAGCGCCTGGACCGATTCACCGACTCCAGGAATATCTATATTGATTTCAATTGGCTCAACTGGGACAGCAATATCTGGAGCATTAAAAGTTGTGCCTCCAGGCTGACCAATAAAAGTTTCAGTAGTTGTAATCGCGTCAGGTGGAATTGGGTCACCGCTTCCAGGTTCAGGTGGAGGTGGAGTTAAATTTCCATCTTCGCCAATAACTTGAGGCTGAGTTTTAGTTCCGTAAAATTCAATGCCTCCGTTTTCAACTCCAGGTTTATCTTCTTGAACATGAGGCTTCAATGCTTGCTCTTCAGGAAGTTTGGGAATATCATCAGGCAACGAATCAGGATTATTTGGAATTAATCCTGGAATTGGAGGCTCAGGTGGCAAGTTGGAATTCTCTTCTTCTTCTGGCAACGGTGGTGGCTCTTCTGGCAACGGCTCTTTATCTGGGGCGTCGATAGGTGGAGGCTCTACTGGCGGGGCTTCTGGTTCTACTGGTGGCGTCGCTGGTTCTTCTGGGGCTACTGGAGGCACAGGTTCTTCGGGCGCGGGCGCAGGAGGCTCGGGCTGAGGGTCTGGCTCAGGAGTTGGCGCAGGTTCTTCGGGAGTTGGAGCAGGCTCGTCGGGAATGGGTTCTGGCTCAGGCGCGACTACAGGTGGCTCAGGTCGAACAGAATCGGGAATCGGGTCAATGGAAGGGAGTGGTGGAATAGATGGCTCAGGTGTGGGTTCAGGTGTATTCGGCGCAGGTTCCTGGGTCGGTTGCGGTTGAGGAATCGGTTCTACGGAAGGTTGCGGCATTGGAATCGGTGAAGGTGATGGTTCCGATGTTGGTTGAGGTGAAGGAGAAGGAGTGGGAGTTGGTTCCGACGGCAATGGACTTGGGACGACTGGAAGAGTTGGTTGAGGTGTTGGAGCCACAGGAGCCGCACTTAAAGTTGGTGAAGGAGTAGGAGATGGATTTGGTTCTATCGCTGGTTGCGTTTGTGTTGGGCTGGGCTGTGGGCTTGCAGAGGGTGAGATTTGTGGCTCGGGCGTTGAAGTCGGAGAAGGTAAAGGTCCAGGAGTTGCAGAAGGACTTGCGCTGGCTGAAGGCGCAGGAACTACGGATGGCGCAGGACTTGGTGAAACATCAGGTAAAGGAATTGGATTAGAAGTATTTATTACTGCCGTGTTTGAATATGAAGAATAAACACCAAGGCTGTCATTGTCTGACCTAATTTGAAAAGTATAAGTATCGGCTGGCAGCATTTCTTTTGGAATTACCATAAAAGTTTTTAGGGCGGACGCATCTCCACCATTGCCAGTTGCTATCCCGTATCCATTGCCGCAACTAGGGCAAGTCCACATAATCGCATAGCGCTCAGGTTGAACAGAGCCGACGGCTGGAGCATCCCAGGAAAGCAAAATTGAACTGCCTTGGTCCTGGATTGTAAGACCCATTGGTGAGCCGATTTCATTAGCGCTTGCTGAATCCGACATTGGAAAAATGACCCAAAAGGATATAAGCCCTAAAACGGACAAAATGCGTAAAAGTTTCAAATTGGACCCTAGCCACGGGGTCACGGGGACACGATTGCTCCTATTGTAGCAATGGAATAATCTATGCTAAACTGGGGTTGTAAATGAATGAGAGGAGATAAAAATGGCGCTTGATTACAAAGGCTTTAAGTGGGGGAACAGAATTAGTTCCGACTACGAATCCGTAGATAGATACCTTCACGAAGAATTAGTAGTTCCAAAATCACCATCTGTAGGCGATTTACACGGCGCTGCTGAATGGTTGGCTACTTACGCTGCTGATTCTGAGGAAGATGCTCAGGGCTGGGCAAATGTTGTTGCCTTCTTAATCTTGACTGCTGAATCTAAAGAAAAGCGTTCAGCGATTGCTCAAGCAAAAAAGAAGTTTGCCCAGGAAAGAGGAATTCCTGTGTCGCAGGTCAGAATCAACAGGAATAACTAACCCAGGTATGATATACTCAGGTTGTAACCAAGAGAGAGGATACAAAATGAAGGCGCTTGAAGAGATGACTGCTCAAGAGATTGCGAAAGCAATAGACCAGTTAGACAGAGCGATGTTTGCTCAACCAATTGCAAAGCAAGCAGAATATGCAAAAGCGATTGGTCGATTAATTCAACTTCATCAGAAAAAAATCAAAGAGGGGGCAAAGTGAATAAAGTAAAAATTACCTGGAAGGCGTTTGGCGATAAGGCTGAGCAGGGTCGGTTTATAACATCCGTAGAGTTTGAGCATAATATTTATGACCTTACTCATTTTACTACTGATTCATTAAACATCGGTTTCTGCGAAAGAATTTACAAAGCAACAAACATTTACAGCGGACAACTTTGGGACATTATTGAGCCAAAGTTATCTCAATTTCGCACTCACACAGCGATAAGCGTCGGAGATGAAATTGAAATTGATGGTCAGGTTTACATCTGCGCTGACTTTGGATTTGAAAAGATTGAAGATGTCGAAATTAAATATTTCGGTGAATCAGTCTTTAGCGTTTCAAAGAAGCAAGAAGTATCTCAATAACCAACTCCCGTGATATAATCGGAACATCCTAGAGAGGGGATAGAAAATGACAAAGCAAGAAGGTCGTCCGTTTAACGAAGATGAATTGATTGCTCAAATTGGGCGCATGAACATCTTTGCAATTTCAGGTGGTCGTGTCGGGGTTGATAAAAATAACTCTGGCGAAACTATCGGAATTGAACTTCCAGTATCCAACGGTTATCGGGTTCGAATTGAACTTGGTTGGGATGATACCTGGACCGTAAGCCGCCAATTTGTTCGTAAGGGCGTAGTTTCTGATAAGGGAACTCTTACAGGTGTTTATGCAGACCAGGTAGGCGAAATTGCTTACAAAGCATCCTGTTTCCGCAATGTTGAATTCGGAAAGGCGGTTGCGTAATGAGTAATTGGTTTGATGACCATGTAGTAATCCTTGGTGTTGGCAATGTCGATACCGACAAAATTAAAGAAACAATTAAATCCAAAATAGAGGGAGAGGTAGCAGAATGAGCCAAGAATCAATTTCATGGGGAGAGTTAGCGGAATTGACTCACGCCACGCAGGTTGAAAAGTTTAACTTTTGCACCTGTGAAGATAATGAAGGTCAAGAAAATCCGTATGCGGATTGCCCTACAGAAAAGCCTTATGACCGCGTAGGCGCGATTATTGCTTATGAAACAGGCGAACTTGATTATGACGGCACTATTAAATTGTTTCAACACCTTGTTGATACTGACCTTGCCTGGCAACTCCAGGGTCACTACGGACGGACCGCTCAAAGTCTTATTGAGGCTGGCGTAGTTACTCCCAAGGAAAGAAAACTCAAGGAGGTCGAACTATGAGTGAAACAATTTTAAAATGCGAAGGTTGCGAAGAAGTTATTCAAGAAGATGATGGCTACGCAATTTCAGATATGACTGAAAAGACATTCTGTTATGGCTGCGAGCAATCAGACCTTGAGGGCGCCTCAACGCTTTTAAAGGTCCATGGTGACCCTGAAGCGGAAAAGGTTATTTTTGGCAGCGACTTTTCGCGTGGCGAATACGATGAATCTCCTGATTGGTTTTATAAATTATTTGGTGAGGAGAAGGGTCGTAAATATGTCCAGACTAGCGGATGGCGCGGTCATTTTGAAACCGTCAAGAACTTTGAGGGTATGACCGTTTTAGCATCAGGCTGGACAACTGGCTGGGCTGATGAATT